AGGAGCTTGAGAGCCAGCAGGCGATGCAGGTACCGAAATCACTGCCTGAGGCTCTGCGCCTGGCCGCTGATCTTGCCGAGCAGCAGCACCAGCTCAAACAGGAACTGGCTGCCGCGGCGCCGAAGGTGGAATTTGTGGATCGCTACTGCTCTGCGGGCGGCTCAATGTCTTTCCGCCAGGTGGCGAAGCTGCTTAACGCCAAAGAGCCTGAGTTTCGCATGTTCCTAATCGATAACAGGATCATGTATCGCCTCGGCGGGGTGCTGACGCCGCACCACCAGCACATTGAAAACGGGCGTTTTAAAGTGAAAACCGGCACCAGCACCGAAAACAACCATGCATTCAGCCAGGCGCGCTTTACGGCAAAGGGGATCCAGTGGGTAGGCGGCCTGTGGGCGGCACATAAAGCGCAGGGGGCTGCGAAGTGAGGGCACTGCTTACTCCGATTGTCGTGGCAGAGCTGGGGCTCGTCATGTTCAGGCCGGGCACCAGCCTGCTGATGCATTTCCGCCGCGGGCGCATGCTGCTGGAGAACGAGCCGGAGCGCCTGGCGGGTATGCCCAACGGCGAACTGCCACCAGCAGAGCAGCCCCTGGCCGAAGATCCTGCGCTCGCCGGTGTTTTTGAAAACGATGCGGTGCTGCGCCGCGCCGGCGGCATCGGTGGGCTTGAAAGCTGGCTGATGGAAAGCGGGGAGTGTCAGTGGCCGCATGAGTCCTGGCACGCCGAAAACATCACCACCATGCGCCACGCTCCCGGCGCGCTTCGCCTGTGCTGGCACTGCGACAACCAGCTGCGGGAGCAGACAACTGAGCAGTTGGCGCGCATGGCGCGGGCGAACTGCGCGGCTTATATCCTCACCACAGCGCGCCGTGAACTGGGTTTCGACGATTCGCATACGCTCACGCTGCCGGAGTTCTGCTGGTGGCTAGCGCGTAATGGTCTGGCAGATGCCCTGCCAGAAGATGCCGCCCGGCAGGTGCTGAGGATGCCGAAGCCGGTGATCCGCTCCGTCACCCGCGAAACCGAGCTGGTGCCCGGTGAGCGCCTTGGGCGGGAGATAGTAGACGAGGTGGCTAAGAAGGTGCTGGCGCTGAATGTCGATCCGGAAACGCCGGAATCCTTCATGCTGCGCCCGAAGCGCCGCCGCTGGGAGAATGAGAAGTACACCCGCTGGGTTAAAACGCAGCAGTGCATGTGCTGTGGCAACCCGGCAGACGACCCCCATCACCTGATAGGCCACGGACAGGGTGGAATGGGTACAAAGGCGCACGACCTGTTTGTGATCCCGCTTTGCAGAGCGCATCACGACGCGTTGCACGCTGACACCGTGGCATTTGAAGAAAAGCACGGCAGCCAGCTGGTGCTGCTGTTTCGTTTTATTGATCGCGCACTGGCTATTGGCGCGCTGGCGTAAATTGTGGAGATGATTAATGCGTGATATGTATGAAGTGATGGATATGTGGGGTGCTTGGGCTGCTTCAGAAAATAGCGGGGTGGACTGGCAACCTGTTGCTGCGGGCTTCAAAGGGTTACTTCCTCACGGGAAAAAGTCACGTTTGCAGTGTGATGATGATGAAGGAATTATAATTGATAGTTGCTTAGCGAACCTGAAAAAATTAAAACCAGAAGAGTATCAACTTTTAATAGCTCACTTTGTTGTTGGAATTTCACTCAGAATGATAGCCAAAAAACGTAAATGTTCTGATGGAACTATTAGGAAGGACATGCAAACAGCTTTAGGTTTTATAGCTGGATGCTTGTGTATGTTACAAGCTTAATAGGCTGCGCCTCTATGTAGAGGCGCAGAATTATAGTATCTCAACATTAAGTGATTTCGCTGCCATTGCAACAGGATCAATATTCCAATTTGGATAAGTGAAGTTTGCTTTCTGATTTGTCAACTCATTCATTAGATAATATCCCGAAAGCATTAACTGAAGCATCTCTCGCTCGATATCCAAGCATCTTTGATTGTTGTTGAAATGTGAGGTTATTATCTCATGATGGATTGTTTTTATTTTCTTTTCAATTTCAACTAATAGTTTGAATGCGATTCTCTGTCCTTTTGTTAATATTGGATATACTGTTTTAATATTATCATTCATTATCATGAGGTTTAATGGTAGAGGAACACAATAAAAATCCTGACTTACATCCTTTGATAGTCGAATTTTGATGCTTGATTCAGTAACCTTGACAGCTTGTTTAAGATAGTCATTTTCCTCTTCGATCTCGATCATAATAGAATGAATAATTCTTTTTAATTTACGGTCCTCTTTTTTGTCTTCAATAAAGGGAACGGCAATAATACCCAGTAAAAATGTTATGAAAGGTATTAGTAGCTTAATAATTTCCATGCTTTTCTCCTGCAAAAGATTTAAGAAAAATAACAAAAAGCTAACGCGTACGCAAAAACTATCATATCCTGCTAAGAGTAGTCTCTTCGACACGAACTTAACTCAGACTTCATACGTCGCTTCGGCGAGGTCCTCAACTTTGGCTGCATATGGGCGGCCATTTTTATTTCTGCGCCACGCTCGGCGCAATTCAACCACAGAGCCTTTCAGGGGTGAGCCATAGGGAACGGTCAGGGTGACTGTCTCTGTGGGCTGATCATTCCTGAGCGCTGGCTCACCCGCTAAAAGGAAAGTCACTATGTTCGGTATGTTCAAAAAAAATGCCCGCCGCGCCGTCAGCGATATTAAGAAGTTTGAGAAGCGCGACCTGGCACAGGCGGTGGTTAATGCTGCTTATCTGGTGGCATACGCTGATGGCGAATGTGAGGCGTCAGAGAAGGCGAAGATCGAGCAGGTGTTGCGTAACCAGCCATCGCTGGCGGCGTTCACCTCGGAAATCAACGCCATCAGCACAACGATCGTCGGTCAGTTGGACACCAACTTTAAAATTGGTCGCCGCGCCGCGCTGCGCGAGATCGAAGATGTGAAGCATGATCCGCGCGAGGCTGAGGATGTTCTTGATGTGGCGGTCGCCATTGCTGAAGCTGATGGCGAAGTTGAGCCGGAAGAGCGCAAGGTGCTGGAAGGAATCGCTAACGTCCTCGGTTTGCGTCTGGAAAACCATCTCTGATGAAAAAAATCCGCTGGGCCGCTGCCGGGGTGCTGCTCTTTCTGGTGATCGCAGTCGATTTCACCAGCAAGGTTATGTCTGTCCTGGCGGACGGTGTGCTGGTGGCAGGTGTGGTTCTTCTGCTGCTGCCGCTCATTAAAGCCAGTGATTAACACTGTGCAAAAGGCATCTCAGGGTGCCTTTGACACAGTGATTTTATCGCCTCCAGTAGGAGGCTTTTTTATTATCAGGCTCCGGGGATCAACATCAGATGGCTTCGTTGTTAAATGCAGCCCAAGAGCCTGACCCCTTTCCTCCCGCACAGCACCCCGACTTAATCGGAGGTGAGAGAAATGTCTTCTATGAGCAAGCTCGTAACCGGTGTTGCCCTCGGCACCTCAGGAGGAACCATCCTGAACGGTGTCCTCACAAAGCTGAGTCCTGACGAATGGAGCGCCATCGGCGTGCTGGCCGGTATTGTCGGCATCATCGTGACCGGGCTTATTAACTGGTACTTCAAGCGTAAGGTCGCCAACGCACAGGTTAAGGCGCTGGAGAAATATGGCCCTGCTGTGAAAGTGGGAGATGATTAAATGCCTATGAGCAGCAGTATGCGCAATAAATTAATAGGCGCCGCAGGCGGTGGCGCCATGCTGATTGCCACTATTTTTCTCGGCGGCAAAGACGGCGTTGAAGGCCGTAAATACGAAGCTTACAAAGACGTAGCTGGCGTATGGACGGTTTGCGACGGTCACACTGGTACCGACATCATCAGGGGTAAGACCTACACCGACCGCGAATGCGATCGCCTGCTGTGGAAAGACCTGCAGCCGGCAAAGCGCACCGTCGACAACCTGGTGAAAGTGCCCTTAAGCGAGTACCAGCGCGCCGCGCTTTATAGCTTCGTGTTTAACGTCGGTTCGGATGCATTTTCCAAATCCACGCTGCTGCGCAAGCTGAACCACGGGGATCAGGAAGGGGCATGCGAAGAAATGCGCCGCTGGGTTTACGCTGGTGGCATGAAATGGGAAGGATTGCAGAACCGGCGGGAGATGGAGCGCTCTTTGTGCCTGGCGGAAAGCAAAGATGATCTCTAACTGGAAAGCGGTCGCCGCTCTGCTCCTGCTCGCCTTTGTTCTGTCCCTCGCCTGGGCGATTAACCATTACCGCAACAACGCTATCGATTATAAACGGCAGCGTGACGAAGCCACCCACAGCCTGAAGTCAGCGAAAGACACAATCGCCGACATGAAAGTGCGCCAGCGCGACGTTGCTGCACTTGATGCCAAATACACGGGAGAACTTGCAGATGCTAAAGCCACTATCGATCAGCTTGAGCGCGATGTTGCTACTGGCAAGCGCCGGTTGCAGCTCAACGCCAGATGTCCAGCAAGCGGAGCGCCCGGCACCAGCAGCATGGGCGATGCTTCCAGCCCCCGACCTACTGACACCGCTGAGCGAAATTATTTCACCCTCAGAGAGCGAATCGCCACAGTGACTAAGCAGGTCGGCTATCTACAGGACTACATCAACGAGCAGTGCTTGAAGTGAATCAGGGTGCTATCTTAACCAGCTAAAAATTTGTCCGGGAGATAGCAATGGAAATTAGCACGCTTTTGAAAACTATCGTCATCCGTCATGAAAAGTATGGTCCGTTTAGGTTCGAGATTTATGTGACAGACGGGCGATACCATGCTGATATTAGTTATCAGAATGGGAGCGGTCATTGGGCAGATGATTATAATGGCTATGGCTTCAAATTAGCTCAGTGCCTTGAGGATGCTGAAGCCAGCTGCCTGAAGTACGTAATTAATTTTGGAAAGTAGCTGTCAGGCTATTTCAGGTAATTTTGTTTCTATGCTGCAAAATGCTTTCACTTAGTACGTGTTAAAATTCCATCAGTGGCTAGGTTAGCTCCCGAAAAGCGGCATCGTCACCGCCTGCCATTGATACCATGACGAGCAACTCGACGAGGTTGTTATGGATAGTCAAAAATTTGCTCACGAAAACGAACTGCTTGCTTTAGCGCGACTTGATAGCGAAGAAGACCTTCAGCTTTTCAAAGCACAGCAGGTTAACCTCGTCGGTGAAGGTAATGTGCAGTGGGATTTCATTTTGCATAACGGTGCAGATTTCCATTTCCGACAGCCGTTTTTCAGTCTTATGCATTATGGTGCACAGAAGGCATGTAAAAATGAAATCAGAGCTCGGCTAAAGAATTTAGCGGCAGACTCTTAATTGATGACGGTCGTCATTGACGGAAAAGAGGTCTCGGTCAAGTTTCACTATGATCGTGATGCTGCAGGCAGGTTAGTGAAATATCCTGATCTGGAAGATAAATTCGTAGAGACAACCTGCCTCGGCGACTCAACCCCTACTTTCATTACCAAACATCGCTAACCACTGAACCTGGTTTTGCATGCCTTGCTATGTCACGCACCGACGCAGACCTAGATCGTTAAGCCGCAAAGCCGGAGATCAGCACCGGCCACCACAACCCATCTAAGCCACTGGCATCCGCTGGTGGCTTTTTTATT